TCTTGCATACCCCATACGAGATATCTTGTAGCTGCCACTAACGATGTGGCAGCATCGCATAGCTCTTTTAGAAGAAACAACCTTTCGGTTGTTTCTCTTTTCCATCGATGTCAAACAGCGTAGGCGGTATTTCAGGCCTGACGATGAGTGCCGAGACGGTACTTCATCAGGGTGTCACCCCTGTAACCCTTGCGGGCATTGAGGTAGATGGCGTAGCCCTGTTCGCGAAGGCGGAAGATCACGTCGGCAGGGTTGGCAGCCTTGTAGCGAGCCTTGATCTGCTTGGAAGTGAGTTCTTGCCCGGACGTGAGGGCCTTGAGTACGCGCTGAGTCTTTGTCATTCAAGTTCTCCATTATGAAAGGGAATCGCTTCCCACATTTCTTATAGTACACCGTTTGGCATTTAATGTCAACCGGTATTTTTGGTGCCGAAAGCTGGACTCGAACCAGCGACCATACCCGTATGAAGGGTGCGCTCTACCAACTGAGCTACATCGGCATATTTGGCGGAGGATAAAGGAATCGAACCATCAACCTTTCGGTGGCGCAGTTTTCAAGACTGTGTGTCTACCATAGACGCTATCCTCCAATTTGTTTCTACAAAGATACACTGGCGATAATATTAGAGACCTTTACTCTTATCATCGGTACGGTCATGCGAGGACCAATGTATCCATGAAGAAACAACCGTTACACCCACAGTGGGGTAAGAATCCTAGCTTTGGGAGCTAGAATCCCCGGTGTTTCGTCTTCCAGCAATGTCAAACAGCCATTATCCTTACTCTATACCGAACTAAAGATAATGTCAACCACTAAAAAGGCCCCCAGATTCTTTTTCTGGGGGCCTCTGAAGAGAAATTCTTTTGAACTTCGTTTTTTCAGATGCCGCCCGTACCTTCGACTGCCCACGAGCGTACGATCGGATTGAATCCGACTGTATAGCTCTGCTCATGCTGGCAGGTCGTTTTGCTAAGGCTAAGCATAGAAGTTTCCTTGTTCATATGTTATTTATAGATCTTACACCACTAGAACTATAATGTCAACAATTATTTTACACGAGCATGTCTTTTATTCGCTTTTTCTTTTCCTCGTCCATCTGTCGGCCTCCGAAGCCAGACTTGTTAAAGACTGGAGTGTCGTCCATGATACCATCCTGCGCCGACTCCTCTGCATTGTAGAGCCTCATCTTGGCCCTGTCAATGCCGACGACGAACCGACGGTGCATGGTAGGGTCGTTGTACCTATTCTTGAGCTGCTTGATCATGAGTTGGTTCAAGTCCTCGAGCTCCTCGGTGGAGATCAGGGCGAACATGAGGTCGGCAGTGGCAGGAAGGCCGAAGGACTCAGAGGTGTCAGTCAGTTCGACGTCAGAGTTGCCGTAGCCACCCCTCGTAGTCTGAGTAGCAGAAACTACAGGGACGTTAAACTCAACGGCAAGCCCACGCAGTTCCTCAGCAATGGCCTTGATGTAGGTATACGAGTTGACATTGGCTCCAGACTTAATCCTGCTAGAACAGCAGATGTTAAGATAGTCGATGTAGATAATGTCTGGAACAAAGTTTCGCTTGATACGAAGCTCGTTGATAAGGTGCCTGAAGTGAGCGCTGCCAGCACTAGCAGTAGGGTATTCCTTAACGATAAGCTTTCCAACCGTCTTCTCCTTTAGCCTGTTGATCTTCTTGTCATAGGCATCCTTAGGAAGCGTGGCGAGCTCGTCGATCGTACAGTTGAGTAGGTTGGCGTCGATGCGCTCGGCGATCTTCTCCTCGGCCATCTCCATAGTGATGTAGAGGACGTTCTTGCCGTTCACCAGATTATTAGACGCGCAGTGGCACATAAACAGAGACTTGCCCACACCCGTTCCAGCCAGTGCAATGTTAAGAGTCTTTCGAACCAGTCCTCCCTTAGTGATCTTATTGAGGTAGTCCAGGTCGAAAGGTATGTGCTCCTCGGTGCGATGATAGTAATCAAATCGGTCATCAGCGTTGAGAAAATAGTCGTGACCAATAGACACATCAAAAGACACACCAAGGGCGTCAGACAGAAGCGTGGGTATAGAACCCGTAGAAAAAGATCCTGACTTGTCGTCCAGTATCTTGATAGAGGCCATGATCGCATTGTAGATAGCCTTCTCCTGGCAGAACTTCTCAGTGCTGTCAAGTAGCCACTTAATCTCTGTATTGTCGACATTCAGGTCCTCGATCAGTCTCTTAGAGTCCTTAAACGTGCTCTCGCTGAGACCGTCTAGGTTCTGAAGCTCGATCTGCAGGACTTCCTTGGTTGGTGTGTTGTTGTACTTCTTTACGTATTCGTCGATCAATCGATAGATCGTCTTGTCAGGAAGGTTGTGAAAGTACTCATCCTTCAAGAAGGGAAGGGTCTTCCTAGCGTAAGCCTCGTTGAATACTAGGTGCGATATTATGGTCTGCTCAATCAATGCCAATACCTCGTCATCATTACGGGTCCGATCTTCCAATAGGTGTACGGGTACCCGCTGTTAAAGCGAGCACCCTTCCAGACGAATACGTCATCTAGACATTCTGGCCAGCGCCATCCTATCCATCTTATACTAATCCGCTTTCTTGTCAACCATTCTCTTATCACTCTTAGCCTCCACGCCACGAGATACGGCATTGTGGATCTCCATGTATCCAGAGTCCATGCCTACTAAATAGGAGTCCATGTCAAATCCAAAGACGTCGTACAGTACGTAGCGGTACGATCCACGGTCGACTACGTCACCCTTGAAGATTCTCTTGGTAACGATGTAGAAGGCACTTAGCTTGTCTTCATACGTCAGTTCTTTCCACCAATCCTCGGCATCTTCATCGTAAGAGTCGCGAGTCTCTTTATAGGCTCGCTGGATATCCTGCATCTCTGGGCTGTCTAGCCACTCTCTAATTGACTGCTTCATCTTCTTCCTCCCTTACGAGTGACCCTGATACGATTGTGTACTTACTCTTAATCCAGTCGGCAAAGTCCGTAGAAGAAAGCAGCTCTTTCCAGACGTCGCCGTTGTCGTCGATCTCAGACGCCTTGAACTTCTGACCGGTCACCTCGCCAGTCGAGCGATCGACTAACTGATAAGACTGAGTAGTAGGCTTGGCGATATAGCCACCCTCAAGAGCCAGATCCAGGAATCCGGACCATTTCTTGATCCCACCTTCATAGGAGACAGTAATAGGTATCTTAGACTTTTCCTTGACATAGCGGGACTTCTCTACGTTGATGACGAAGTTGTAGCCAGTGATCTCCTTGCCATCTTTCTCCTGCTGACGCCCAAGGATCCAGATCGTGTCGGCCGAGTAGTAGATGCCTGTACCACCGGAGACGATATCGCGAGGATAGAGGGCCATCTCCTTGTAGGTATGGTTTACCACTATCAGCGGGATATCCTTCAGCGTAAGGTGCGGCGTCACCATGCGGAATAGAGACTTGAGGGCTTTAGCACGACTCATGTCTGCTACAGACTTACCCTCAAGAGCGTCTTCAGTCTCTTTCTTAGATGCAAGGTTGCCGACCGAGTCGATCACCATGATCACCTTGTCGTCGCGCTTGATCTCCTGCAGCTGCTGGACAATGTCGAACTTGAGCTTCTCGATGTCGGTGATAGGCGTATGGATGACTCGGTTCATGTCGATGCCGAACGACGTGAAGTAACCTTGAGGCGTGCCGAACTCTGAGTCGTAGAATAAGAGGACGCTCTCGGGATACTGCTTCATATACGCAGCCGCCATAAGGAGAGAAAAGGCAGACTTGAAGTGCTTTGACGGTCCGGCCAGTACTGTTAGTCCTGGAGTCAGTCCACCGTCTACGCGGCCCGAGAGCGCTACGTTCACCATTGGAACGCTAGTAGTAATCATGTCCTTGCGGTTGTAGATCTTACTGTCTACGAGAAGGGATGTTTCATCGATTGTAGAATTCTTGATAAGACGATGTTGTAGCAACATATTAGACTCCGGTGTGTGTCAGCGATTTAGTATATTATTAAGCTTTTCAATAAAAATGTCAATATTTTTTGTGCGATCAGGCCATACTATGTTTGGCTTTTCTGGGTTCTTCTTAAGATTGTACAGCAGAGGCATGATAGCATCGTATATCTCCTGCGCTTTGGTA